TTCTACGAAGGAATGCATAATAGATAATCTGAGTAAAATATGCAAAGGGGTTCTTTGATTTTTCTGGATTAAAGTTGCCACAGTATTGTAGACAGTTCTCTATACCATCAGATATCATTTCATCTCTATAGGTATAGTTGATAAAATTCGGCCTGTATGATAAGTGATTCGCTATTTTAAGGAAACACTCGCCGATGTAATTGGTAACAGGTGGTTGTGGGTCACCTAGTTCTTCTGCGTCTTTGCATTTATCTTTCCACTCTTTCATAGCTTCTAGGAATTCTGCATTATTGACGTAGTGAACACCCTTTTGTTTTTTAGCCATTATAACTCCACATTTTGTTGCTTATAATTTACAACTATTCATATAGTATACACTTTTACAGGGAAAAGTCAATAGATATAATAAAATAATTATTTTTCAAAAACTTGTTGACTTTCTCTTGACAAGACGGTATTATAGGTATGTGCCGTTTGAGAATAGATAGATCTAATGTATAGTTTTATTAGATATCCCATAGGACTCATACTCATCAAACTCCTCTTCAAGTTCAATCTCTCTAAGTTCTTCTTCTGTAGGTATTTCAGAGAAGCCTGTTTCTTCCTCTAACATCCTAAGAACACAAAGTTCATAGAACCTAGACAATCCGATTGAGGCATCAGCTTTCAGTATAACCTTATCTTTATTTATAGTGAAGACTTCTTCTTCTGCAAAATGTACCCACCTCCTAAGAGAAACAGATTCTTCTATTCCCAATCTAGTAACTTTAGGGATTGAACTTAATAGCAATGGATTTGATATATCAATATTTCCATTTTCATCGCTGACTAATCTACAAACAATCTCTTCACCACTTGATAATTTTAGAATGATATTTTCTGTCATTTGATTCTTATCCTTGTAATCTCGTAGTCAAACTCTTCCTCTGCGTATATATTTATGCGTTCTTGAAAGTGATTTATGGTGAAGTTTCTTTTTGACTTATAGGAGAAGTCATCTGCAATATCGAAGAGGGTAGCGGTATCTTTACTTTCACTCTTACGCAATCCTCGTCCAATACTCTGCAAGGTACGGACTCTAGATTTGCTAGGACTTGAGAACACGATGTTGTGAAGGTTACGGATATTAATACCAGTAGAAAAAGTACCATAAGACGCAACAATGATAGCATCTTTCTCTTTCTCTGTAATAGCACGAATGTCTTCCCTTGTCTTAGTGTCTGTACCACCATAGACATAGAACACTTTCCTATCAGTAGAATCAGATATCATCTGATGTAGAACATTACCATGTTTCTCTACATACTGGAACAGTACTAGTGTATTACCCTTTAGATTGAGTGTCAAGTCTTTTATGAAATTATTTCTTTTATCGTGTGTTACGATATAGTCCATCTCTTCTTGGTAGTTCATATCTTTGACAAGTTTACACTCGGCTTCTGAATATGTCAAAACCAAAGACTTAATCTTAAAGTCCGCTAAAGTCTTTTCATCAATAAGTTTCTTAGTGGTTACAACTTTATTTAGTGAACCGAATAGTCCTTCTAACACTAGTCTGTGTGTCTGCATTCCATCTAGTGTACCTGTCAGTCCAAACCTATACTTACATTGATCTAGTTTAGTTAGAATAGAAGTCAAGGATTTTGCTTTAAATAAATGTGCCTCATCACCAACAACCAAACCAAAGTTATCGAAGTAACTCTTGGGCATCTTATACAAAGATTGCCATGTGGATATCACAACTGGTTTAGTAACTTCTCTATCATGTCCACTGTACACTCTCTGCATATTACTCTCACTCCAACCATAATCTACAAAGTCAGAGTACATCTGTTCAACTAGAGATGTTGTAGGAACAAGAATAAGTATCTTATCATTTGGTTGTTCCTTTAATAGTAGTTTGTAATACCTTACAAGGATGTAAATAATTAATGACTTACCAGAAGCAGTAGGACTAAGAAGCAGGGCACGATGTTTTCTGATAGCAAAATCCACGGCATCAATTTGATAATCACGAGGTGATATAGGTTTTCCTCTGGACTGTAACCTAAGCTGTCGTATGAATCCATCCAGTGTTTCTCTATCAAGTTGTTTTTCATTTTTTAGTTCCTCACTAATTTCGTAGGGTTCGTCCCAATCATCTAACCATTTTTCTAGATAAGATAAAAGTCCAACATACAATTCTCCTGTCTGTGCAGAATACAATCGTATCTTTCCGTCCCAAATTCGATTACGGTATGCAGGCATAAACTTAGCGCCTGGCACTTCAAATGTAAAGTGGTCTGATAATGAACGAGAGGTAGAAGGTTCAGTACTCACTTCTAAGTAAACCTCGTTCTTCTTTGTTACTTTTGTCACTTACACGACACCATCCACAAACTTGCGCCACTCAATAGCATTCTTAATTTCCCAATTACGATTGCCGACTTGTTTTAGAATGCGCTCACAGGTATCTTGACATATCTTGAAATACTCTACTTTTTGTTTTGCTTTGATAAGGTCTTCATCAGACTCCAAGTATATTGGTAAGTCTGCTTTAAGGATTTTATGGTCGAAGGGGTTGTCACGATATACAGTTGCATCAGCTTTACCGCCGTAGTACTCCCACTTCTTTCGATAAAGTACTTTGTACTCGCCCTCTTTCAACAGAACAAGTTGTCTAAAATTATTGTATATGGTGATGTATTTTTGGTGAAGAGATGCAGCCCTTAGAGATTCATCTCCAAGTTCTATATGGTCTATCTTCAAGTCTTTTTCGGCTGAGGCCTGCAATTCATCAAGTGTCATAATATTTCATCCTATAAAAGTGTGAACAGGGTCTTGCAGAACTTACTGTTCTATATTTTCTCAATTTAGAGAACCAAATTAAGGGTGTCTAAGTCGCATTATCCCCTGTTCACAGGTTTATTTATAATTCGTTTAAACTCGGGCATTCAAAACTTCTAATGAGTAGAAGTCATAGTTCATAGTTACTGTAGCGTTCAGTCCAATTGCATCTGTGTCTTTGGTATCAAAATTCAGTCCAGACAGAGATGTGGGATATACATTTTTAAATAAAATTCTGATAGTCGGGTTGTTTTTATTTGTCATAATTGTTAGTACTGCATCACTTGTAAGAGAAGATAGATTTGCTGTACGAGTAGCAGCAGTGTTTTTAGTTTTTGCGGCATCAACAATAGCATCCTCAAACTGTTTAGTGCTTTCTGGGAATCCAATACCTGTCATCCAATCGTGTATCTCTCTCCAGTTGGATAAATTTTCTTGAACATTGAATGATAATTCCAATGGTTCATAATTTACTGTATCTCCCATCATAGGAAGTGTGGTAAATCTTGTATTCAGTACTGCGTCACCAGAGAATGCAATGCCTGGCAAGTTTGCTTCTGTAACAAAGTATTCGGTGTTTGGAATTTTCAGTATAGAAAACCTAAACTGAGTTGGACGTGCCAAATCAAGATTGTCTGGTTGTCTATCCAGTGGGTTTTGTTTAATTACCATTCTTATAATTCCTTTTCATACAACTATTTATAAGACAAAAAAAAGGGAGAACCGAAGTTCTCCCCTAAAGATTGGTTATCCCAATTCTTTTTATTACATGATGTTAGTAACTTGTACTCTTCTGTAATATACGTTGTCGTTAGCAGTCAAAGCACCACCACGAGCAGTCGCACCACCAGCAAATGGGTTAGCAGTCATGCCGTAGCGTGTCTTGAAACCGATTTTTGGTTGGAAAGTGTTTTCACCAACCGCACGAACCATTTGTAATGGAACGTATGGGCAGTAGAAAAGACCTGCGTCATATGGTGAAGTACCTTTATAACCCACTGTGAAGTACTGTTTTGCAGCACCGTTTGCAGCATATGGGTCGATGTATACTTTGTAACGTCCGTTAAGTACACCAGCAAATGTAGAACCTGAGTCATCAACATTCAAGTTGTTGTTCAGAGCAGGAGTGTAATCCAATTGTCCAGCCATTTGAAGTGCAGATGCAACATCAGATGAACAGATAATCATGTTACCTTTTCCTCTACGAGTTTGTTGTGCAATTACGTTTGCTTCACGTTCTACTTGGAACATAAGTCCTTTGAACTTCTCAACACTCCAACGTCCGTTTGAGTCAACGTCCATGTCGAAGATACCACCAGTAGCAGTATCTACTTGAGCGCCTGGCTTAGCAGTTACATATACTGTACGAACAACTTCACGGTTGATTTCGTTCAAGATTTCAGCAGAAAGGATGTTTGCAAGTTCTGTTTCAGCATCCAAACCGTGGATTGCTTTAAGGTCTTGTGCAAGTTCCATTGTGTATTCTGCTTTAAGAGCACGTGATTTAGCAGTAACAGTTTGTTTTTCAATTGAGAAAGACATTTCTGCGAATGCATTTGAACCACTATCACCCAATGCTTCTGCATCAGCAGTAGACATACCACCGTCAGCAGTATAAGCGCCTGGCGAACCATCGTTAAGAACAGCAGGGTTAGTTTCACCGTTAGATGAAGTACCGGCACTGCCTGGGATGTTTGCGTTTGCAGCATTACCTGAAAATGCAGATTCTGCTTCGTTGTAGAATGCTTCATCGCCTGTCTGTGAATCAAAGCGTGAGCGCATTGCGAAGATCAAGCCTGTTGGGCCTGTCATTGGTTG